ATACAAGGTAACAATACCTTTGCTCTCATCTACATCGGCCACCGGTAAAGATGTGTTCTTGTATATCATGCTACAAACTTATTTCTTCTTCTCTTTGTCTTGTTCTAAATCGGTTACTTTGGCAATCGGGTGATGTTTGTCGTAAACTATCTGACTCACGAACTGATAACTAACCCCGAACTTAAAAGATAACTCCGCCATCGTTTCGCGGACCTTTCCATCATTCTTGCGTAGGATTTCAAAGTAGTGCTTCCTGATTAATACGCGCTCTGGACTTTTGCGCTTAACGCATCCAAGCTGGTCTAATACGTGCATAAGGTTGAGTGTAACTCGGTCCTCGATTCCGTACTCCTTGCGAATAAACTCGGCAAACGCTTTGCGTGCTCTTAGCTTACCTCGCTGGAGTTCTTTCTTATCGAAGTCATTCATATTGGTTAAGATTGGTTGTACTCTGGATTGTTGGGGGTGATGTAAACCATCGTGCATCGGCAATTAATCACCTCTGATGCTGGTGCTCCTACCATCTGCGGTCTATCCATCTGCGTTCCGTTCACATTGAAGTAGTCGTCTAATAGGATAACCGTACCATCTATCGCCTCGTGTGAATCCCTTTGCCGCCCGTCTATTGATGTGATCCACTTCTTCTTCAACTGCAAACCCGTTGCTTTGGCTGCTTGGAAGCTGGCCTCATTCGCTGCGATTCCTACCTCTGTCCTCATTACCCGGACCGCTCTGTAACGATTCTGCTTACCCATATATTCACGGGTGTAGCTTTGTATGCGCTTTCTTGCCTCGAATACCGATAACCCCTCATTGAGTGCCTCTGCCGTTGCTAAACGAATAGCCCTCTCAAATAGTAGTCGGCTGGTTTCCGTTATCATCGTCGCCTTCTTTCCAGACTGCGTTGCAGCAAACCTAATCGCTACCCGTGCCCAATCATCCAATAGCGCATCCGATACGGGTGGAATAGTCATAGCACCTGCCACCAATGCAACGCCCGTTTCAACCTCTTTTTTTGCCTTCTGCGCGTCTTTCGCGATTGCTTCGTATGTTCCCCTTGTGAAGGTCTTAAAAGTGTCCTCGTAGGTCTTGTAAAGGGTTTTCTCTACCTGCTCCTGCTCAATGAATGCAGTCAAGGATTCCATCTCGCTCTGCGTAGTGGCATTCCCTAACTCCCGAATCGCTCTGCTGATACCCTGCTGAAGTGCGTTGTACGTTGGTCGTGTGTACTTCCTTTCAATCCTGGCCTTCGCCCGATTCTGACTTCTGCTTGTGTTCATAATCGTCTATGTCGATGTGTTTAAGTGGATCGCCCTCAATGCTCACATCGTCGATATTTATCCTGCCTCCGTTCATGTAGTTGTAGTCCATTGCTTTATGCCCTTCGTGCATTGCATCGCCTAACTTCTCGCGGAATTCGTTTAGTGTGTATGCGCCCAACTCAACGCCTATCTTGTAAATCTCGGCCAACTCTTTGCGATCGGCTTGGAGTTCTGGTACCTGACTAAAGTCGGGTTCGATATAAACGTTTCCGTAGCTTGGTGCTAACCAACGGTTGAACTCATCCGCGAACGCCTGGACCAATGGAATAATAGCATCGGTGTACGCCACCTTCCGCGCCGTGCTCATATTGTTGTACGTACTCGCGGAATCATCGTTGAATAACTGACTCGGTACGTGATAAACGCGGCAAAGGTCTTGGAGTGAGAATTTAAGGTCGTCGATAATAGCCATATCAACTGGACTCAATCCTAAGTTGGTGTACTTAATCCGAGCAGAAATGAACGCCATCTTTCCTTTGTTGTCCGCTCCGTTGTACTTCTTATCCCATCCACGCGCCAATGCTTGTGCTTGTTCTTCGGTGAAGTAAGCCTCGCTCATTGGATCGCCATCTGAAGAAATGATACCGATTGCTCCGTTATTCTGGAATGCTTTCTGACTTGCTATCTGCGCATCGTTTGATTTGCTGATGGTTCGTGCGGCTGCTCGTAATGGACTCATTCCGTATAACTCCTCTCCATAGTCGAAGTCGAAGTTTGGAAACTTATCGTGTAGTACGTCGGAATAAGGGAAGCGAATCACCTGATCGCCTATGTTGAGTTTGTACTCGCTTACCGGGTTCATCCATCCATCGCTTACGATCTCGGTGTAGTGCGCTGGCATTATAAACATCTCTAACGCCTGGCCTATATTCCTCCCGCTTTCAATTCGTGGTGAGTAGATGTAGGTGTTTCCCGTTATTAGTTTGAATCCGTAGTACTGTTGGAAGAACTCGCTCCGCGCCTGAAGTTGATTCGGAATGTCAAGTAGATTATATAGCGGGTGGTCTGCTAATATGTTACCCTCGAAGTCCTTTACGTTGAACTTGGTGAGTGCGGCCTTTTGTGATATCCAACTTACTATCGAATAGACTAAGCTATTAACGTTGTAGGCTTGTGTAATGTAGCTTCTACTGGCATCGTCGATGCTTAGTGGAGTGTTCATTCCAATGTAGGAATAAAGTGCCCTTAGAAGTCGGTTATTTGCGTCGCCTTCGTACTGCTTTCCGAATAGCTTACCTATGCGTTCTCTGAATGTCATATTATTACGAATCCTTTCTTTTGTTGTCTGCTCTGTAACGCCATTACCATTACATCCACTTGGTCGTCGTGCTTTGCGTAAGGGAATTGGGTTACCTCATCTAAAAACCTCCTATTCCAGCTTCCAGCGATTAACTTAACCCTTCCAGCCTCCACCATCGCACTCACCGCGTTCGCTCTTGTTACCTTGTCCGTATCCGGTGCTTTGTCCTCTAATACGTTTAACCCCGTCGTGCTTTTGATTTGCTGAACGATGCTCTTACCGCTGGCCTTTGGCTCAATGTATATTCTCGAAGCTGACGTGTAGCCGTTATGCATTACGAAGGTCTTGATGTATTCGCAAAGTTGCGGAAACTCAAGCCATACTTGTTCTACTTCCCTAAAATAAAAGAAGTTGCCATCTGTGGCATATGCTAACAACGCTGATGGATCGTTGGCTTTGTTGCTTGTGTAGGCCGTATCTAATCGGTAGTTCCATACCAACCCTTCCGGTACTTCGTTTACGATGTCAAACCATTTCGACTTGAAGATATTACCCTCTGGTGGTGCGGGTTGCTGAAGTATCTGCCCTGCATAACCTGCGCTACCTAAACTCACTCGGTACTCGTGCAGTATCTTATCATTGAATCGCTCTGGCCAAAATAGGCCATTTTTATAATACCGTGATAATTTCGTCGGCTTGAGACTTTCTGTCTGCTCTCCCGGAATGCAGATGTGCCGATAACCTCCTTTGTTGAGCAGATGGCCTGATAAGTCGTCTTCGTGTAGCCTCTGCATTACAATAATACGTACTGCCGTGTGCGGGTTCTTGGTCCTGGAGTAGAAGGTTTCCGAATAGGCTCGGTTTACGTTGTTACGCTCTATCTGGCTGAATGCCATCTTTGGGTTGAGTGGATCATCCATAATGATCACGTCTGCACCCATCCCTGTTACCGTACCCGTTACACTTGTCGCGAATCGTTTACCTCCTTTGTCGTTCTCGTAGTTGCTCTTTACGTTTTGGTCTGTTACGATTTGGAATAAGTGGCCGAAGTTCTCAATGAACCAATCGCTCTGAATCAACTGCCTGGACTTCCTCGCGTGTTCGGTGCTTAACTGATTGCTGAAGCTGGCCGTGATGAAACTCATGTAGGGATTGATTACCCAACTCCATACCGGGTAGATGATCGTGGTTAGTAGGCTTTTGCTGGACCTGAATGGTACGTTGATAATAATATCTCCGTTGGTTCTATCTCCATCGAGGATTCGGTAGGTTTCCGCTTGGAGTTCCGTGCAGATGTAGTCGATGTGCCAATTATGCAGATAGGGTGTTTGCGGCTCTAATACCTTGAACGCATCTCGGTAAAAGTTCACGAAGTGCAGATACTTAGCTGGTACTTCAATCGTTATTTCCTCGCTTGAGTTCTGCAAGTGCTTCTCGTGTTATCTTTGTTTGTTGTACGATGTGAGTGTTCTCTTGTTTTACTTCGCTTCTGCTTAGCTTTGGCTTAAAGTATTCGAGGACCTTTAAGTATATCTCGAGGAAGTCTTTATCTTCCATCGTGCCCAGTACCGCGTTGAATCTTTCGGTGTGAGTAGTGGTGATCGCCTCTCCAAGTTCCTTCCATTGCTCGGTGCGCTTGTGAATAGTGCCCTTTTGCTTACCCGGGTTGCCTTTTACAAATCTGCCTTTTTCATCTTGCATAATGCCGTATTTTTACCGTATTTAACGGTTGTACTCCGCAAAGATAGTGCCCGTGTTCACTTGTTTGTTCTTTCTAATTAAATTCCTACTAACTTGGTAGGCTTTTATTTTTGGTTGTTCCTCCCTTTTCTGTGATACCTCTATTAAATAAAGTATTAGCCTTATCCAATTAGTTGCTCGAGTTTAGTTCTTTCTATTCTGACCTCAAACAGAAAACAGTGCTTCACCGGGTTTTGGTTATCACATTTGGGTCGGTCGGTTGTCGGAGTTGGGACATTGCCGCCTTTACACTGCTTTTGAAAGAACACTTTTAGTCTCCTTTTTAGTTGCCAATATGCATCACTCGAGAAAATTGGCCAGCAGTTGGGAGTTGAAAACTACTGTATTTGCAAAGGTTAGTCTTTTAAAGTCATATATCCAAACATTAGGGCATAAACTTATCAACATACTTACTAACAAGCGCACTTCTCCACGATCGGGTTGTAGGTTATCTGGTAACGGTTGAACTCCTTTTCTATTTGGAATCCGCTTTTCTGAAGTAGATGCAAGTATCTGTACACGCTACGTTGGCCTATTCCAATGCTCTCCGCTAACTTGCGAATGCTTATTGGCTCATTCATTAAGACCATCATCTGGATTAGTCTGTGCAGACTTCTTTGGTTGTACTGTTCACTCATCGAAGCTATCTCTTATGTCTTTTAACGCTTGTAATTCGGCCTCCTTATCGAAGTCGTGCTCTGCATTCCGTATCCTGATGTAAACGTCTCCTCCGTTGCCTATGGTTAAGGTGAGGGTGAAGTCCTTCCATCGGTAAATGCACTTGTCGTCTGCGATGGTTAATTTGCGGCCGGTTACCTTCATAACAACTGCTTTAATTTCTCAAGGTACACAACAAAGTCCATCGCTTCTTCTTGAGCGTGCTGGAGCCATTCTTTTACTGTTAAGTCGTTTCGGTCCATTGTAGTACCGTACTTCCTTTGGCCTCTATCGCTTCGCTCCTGGAATTGGTCTTTGATGCTTTGGATTATTTGATCATTCATCGATGCTGGATAGTTTACGTTCGCACCATCTTAGCATTGGATCGCCTCCCCAAGCTGCATACATTACCGAACCGCATACCTCTTTACCATCTTCGTCGGTAAGACTTCCCGTATCGTAAACCGATGCCCTGCTCAAAAATGAATAGGTCCTCTTAATGGTTCGGACTGATAATGGCTCACGGTTTGCCAACTGACGTGCTCGTGCCCATCCAACTGGAGTACCGCAGTTGCTTCCGTTCTCCTCCCGATGCCTGATGGCCTTCTTCGCTTCTTCTGATGCGCTTTTAGGATAGTCTGCGTAGGTTTCTTCCTTCTCCGTGATTCCTTTCCATTGAGCGTAACAAACCGCTAAGCGTTGACTGCCTATTGGATATTCCTCCTCCATCAATGGATCGGAGTAGCATCGGCTGATGAACTCGCGCTCGGTTTCCTCTGATTCCGGTTTAGGAATTGGCATCTCCGTTGTTTTTTAGGTTGTAGTATAAGCCCAACCCTCCGATTACCGCTACCACGATCGAGCAGATTTGCGCTAAGGTGAGCAACGTGGCCGTTAAAAACCCAACTCCGTTATCGGTTACTACCCATATCAATAGGAATAAACCCACCCCAAACATACTAAGGAATGCAAGGAATAAACGTACTAACTTCTGGGTGTGCTCGTCTTGTTCTTCGTATTTCATAATGTTAAATTTAGTGAATTGTTTTAATATATCAGTCAAATATCGGACTTTTTTTGCATTGCGTTGCCCAACCTTCGGTACTTGGCTTTCATCTCTTTAAGTTCCTCGATGTTATACTTCTTTATTTTACCTCTCCTGGACTTTAATTGCTCAAACCTCTTATCCCCTATGCGAAATGGCAAACGCTCCGTGTACTCGATTAAATTGCCGTGCAAGTGCTGATTGCAAGCTACGCATTGGCCGTGTACATTATCCGCATCGAATCTCAGTTCTGGAGTGCTACCTACCGAATAGTAATGCCCTGCATCGTACTTGCCAACTAATGGCTTTCCACAACTGATGCAAGGCTTATTCTTATCGCGTAGCCTGATGTATCGGTTGAACTGCGTTTGTACCTCCTTCAGCCAATCGGACTGCGTCTTGAGTGCATCTCTACGCTCTTTCTTTTCCTTATTCCACCGCTTTTTCTCTTGTTGCTTAGTGTATGCCATCGCGCAGATCGGACTGCATACCATTTGCGTTGTGGTGTACTTCGGAGTGAAGGTGTTCTTGCAGATTTTGCACTTCTTTGGTTTCATAACACTTCTACCATCTTGAGGAATCCGTTATCGACTGGTACTATCTTTGTTTCTCTCAATCGCTTGGCCAACTGTTGGTAGTTGTATTCGCTCGTTTCCGCCATCGCGCTCTTCACGGTCTTGTAAACCTTAATGTTGTTCACGCTCTCAAAATAAACTACTACCGGCCTCTCTTTATATTTCATCGAATGTAGGTGTTTCTGTTTTTAGTCTGTTCTAATTAAAAAGGGAATGAATCGTCGATATCTTCTTTAGCGTGTGAAACTACCTTCGCTTGGCTCTGAACCACTCGCTTGACATCCCGTGCGATGATGTTGGTGTATCGCGTTCCGTCTTTCTCGGAGTAACTCAACTCGCCTTCGATATACACCATATCGCCCTTCGCGAATCCTGATGCTTTCTTCGCAGCGTAGCCGAAGGTGGTAATGTTGTGCCATTGCGTGTCCTCTTTCCAATTGCCCTCTTTGTCTTTGTAGTTTCTGCTCGTGGCAAGTGAGAACGTTGCCATTGTGATTTCACCGTTGCGTTCGGTGGTTCTTGGTTCTTGGCCGATGCGACCTAAAATAATGCTCTTGTTGATCATTGTGTTTAATTAAAGGGTTAAATTGTTATTTATTGATTCGTTGCTTTCAAATATAATTTTCGCTTCTGATGCTTTTTTTGTTGCTTATGCATATAGTCGGCTGATGTGCAGAAAGTGCACTAACCACTATTTTCGCTTTTAATGGTGTGTAGTTCCATCATTCCTTTTTGGATATCTGTGTCTATCTCCTTTAAGTACATTCTCTGATTGAGTAATGCGTTGTAGGTTCTCTAATCTGTTATTTGATATATCACCATCTATATGGTCAATCACATTATACCTACATCTATTTGGTTTGGTTTTATTAAAAGAATTAAAAACTGCAGTATGCACATATATTGTTGACTTTACATTCTTTTCGCTTATAGAAAAAAGTTCATATCCGTGTTTGTTTACAGGAGTCTTTATTGATTTTGCTTTTACCCTCATCTCTCCATATCTGGCGTGAGGCACAACTCTTTCAACGCTCCTAACATTGCCCCTATCACTTATTTCGTAATAATCCGAGCAATATAATTTAATCCACTTCTCCATTTGCATTGGTGTTTTCATCACTCTTTAATGTTAAATGTTTTACTCTATGCTCTCCACTTGGTTTGGATCGGGAATAGCGATATTGAATACCTCCGATGCAAACATCTGCGCCTCGCTGACCAATTCCATAAATTCGGAAGTGCTTAAGTCCGACGTTCCTCGCTTCTCCTGGAATACCTCACCCTCCAAAACACTCTCCTGCAAGATTACCGAATCGCCATACTTTTGGATAATTAGGTCCGTGATTAGCTGATGCGTCTGTTCTTTGTTTCGCGCCATTCCAGCCTCTCTAAAGCAGTCTTGGAAGATTGGTACTATAACTCCCCACCAATAAGCATTCTGTTCGTTAGATCGCTTCTTACGCCATCTCTCGATGGTGATGCTTACCTCTCGGCCTTCGTGTTGTTTTAATGCTGCCTCGAGTAGCGGCCTATTCTTGCGAACCTGACCGCCCTCGATTGAGCACTTTATCTCTATCTTTCTCACAACCCCCCGTATATGTATTCGAAGCTATCGTCGTATGGTGAGCCGTTCTTCATATAACGGTCTGATGCGATATCTAAGATGTCCTGAACTTCGTTGCTGATATTCACCTTGTAAACTAACCCGGTGTTGTCGTTCTCGATGTATGCGTAGTGGTTCATATTGTCCAAGTGAATCTCCTTTGTCTTGTGGTTATTGCGATCGTCTTGGAAAACTTTGTAAGATACCTCCACAAAGTACATTACCTCATCTCGGTACTTTACATCCACCTCTAAACGTTCGTGGTCTGAATCGCCATCTTGATACGTGTCGAATGCGTAGCTGAAGTTCTCCTCTAAGTTGTTGAGGAATATCTGAATGTAGTCCTTGTGGCCGAAGATATCAATCGCGGCTCTCCATTGGTCTAAGCTAATTTCTATATCTGCAACTCTCATAACTCGATTTCTTCATTCATTATTGAATAGTACAATTCGCTGGTAGTGTCGATGTCGAAGTATTGATCACCGATGTTAATCCGGGTGGTGCAGCTTTTAATCTCTACCTCAACCATTCCGATATCGTGGTCCTTTCTCCATTTCCACTTGGCTCGGGTTTCCAGAACTAACTTACCGTCGATGTTTGCCCGAATGTAGGTTTCATCCTGCTGGTAGTGGTTCACGATGTGATTGGTTACGCGCTCCAACTCGGACTCGATAACCTCTTGAAAATAATTGTAATTCATTGTAGTAAGTGTTGATTTGAAAACAAATATACGGTTTATTTTAATATAAACTAAAAAGGTGCTGAATTTTTTTGTTCTTGGATAACGTCGTCGGCATACCTAATCAACTCGGGAATCCAACTTACCTTCATCTTGCCGGTACTTCCTGCTCGGTTCTTAGCTATTATCCATTCACCCTTGCCTTCGGTATTTGAACCATCGTCGAACTCCATTAGTCCGTAGTACTCTGGTCGATGTAGGAAGCAAACCATGTCCGCCTCCTGCTCTATTGAGCCTGATTCGCGAAGGTCTGATAACATCGGTTGCTTATTTCCGCGCTCCTCTACTTTTCGGTTTAATTGGCTCAATGCGATTACCGTGCACTTGTGTTGCTTAGCAAGGTTTTTCATTGCCGTGGCGATTTCATTAATCTCCTGCTCTCGCATATCCTTTGTGCCTGATATCCTTTGAATGTAGTCCACCGCTATTAAGTCAATCTTGCGCTTTCCTGCTTCCACCTGGATACGGTTCTGAATCTGCGGAAGCGTTACCGATTCGTCGATGGTTAAATTCCACTTCTCGATTAGCGCAGCTGCTTTGTTGATCTTAATCCACTC